CATGAATATCGCTCTGCGCTCAAGACTTGCCTACAGACTTTCATGCGTCCCTGGATGGCGCTCTCTGAGAAAGATGGTAGAGTCCATCCAAATTGGAATCAGGTTAAACAGTACCGAGAGGGGGGTGCTTTTACAGACAATAAGGGTACTCAAACGGGGAGACTATCCTCTGATAGTCCCAACTTCCAAAATGTCCCTAATGAGTTCACTTACAAGGACGGAACTCCACTTGCGGTGCCCACAGGGCTTCATCCGCTGCCTCTTATGCGACGCTATTGCCTGCCTGAATTGGGACATATATGGCTCAAACGAGATTTCTCTTCTCAAGAAATTCGTATTCTTGCACACTTTGAAGACGGTAGTTTGTGCGAGGCATATCGTGCAAATCCAGAGCTAGACCCCCACCAGATGGCGATTGATCTTATCAAGGCTATGATCGGAGTTGAGTATGCGAGGAAACCAATCAAAATCACGGGCTTCAGCATCATCTACGGAGCGGGAGTCACAGGACTATCCCACCAGCTTGGACAACCGTACGATGAGTCGGCGGCAATTAAGAGTGCCTATCTCGCAGCTATGCCCGGAGTTCGAGAACTCATGGATGACGTACAAGGGCGTGGAAAATCGGGTAATCCGATCCGCACGTGGGGCGGCCGTCTTTACTACACGGAACCCAGCAAAGAAGTGGATGGAAGGATTAGAGACTTCGCGTATAAGCTCCTCAATTACCTCATTCAAGGCAGCGCCGCCGATCAGACAAAAGAATCTATCATAGACTGGGAGGAAACGCGTGGAAAAGATGCCATTTTTCTCGCAACTGTTCATGATGAAATCAACATATCTGCTCCAAAGGAAGAGTGGAATCAGCATATGGGGATCCTCAAGGTGGCTATGGAAGCCGATCGTTTTGATGTTCCTTTTAAGAGCGAAGGGTTTATGGGTGAAAACTGGTTTGACATTGAGGAAGTAACGTGACTCAAATACGTCTTTTACGGGTTAACCCCCTAACCCTGGATGCAGGCCAGCTTGTCGTAATGGGAGCTAGGCAGCTGGGGGATGGAAAAATAGTACAATTCCCCATGCACATGGAATATAAGCTCTTAGGAGATATCGACTGGCGGAGGGTTGAGATCGTAAACGGGTTTGAGGAGAAGAAAAGTGAAGCGTAGAGGTTTTCTAGGGCTCTTAGGAGCCTTACCATTCGTAAGACCCACAAAGCCAGAAACAGACTGGACTCCAAGAGTAGAGCAGCCAGAACTTCCCCCACTTCCATGGAACAAACCAGATGTCTCAATTCCTAGTCCCCCCGCCTACTCCTTCTCCAACGACTCCGACACCGGAATCTACCGAATTGATTCCGACAAAGTCGGCATCGCCGTCCACGGTCATAAAGTCATGGAGTTTAAGCGCACTAGGAACGTATGACAAGTGCCAGCTCAAAGCGAGATTTAAGTACGTGGATCGCCTACCTGAAGTTAGAGGAGAAGCTGCGGACAGAGGAGTTAACTTCCACAAAGACATTGAGCTGTTCCTCACAGGAGAACGAAATTCTCTCCCAGAGAAGTTATCATACTACACTCAATGGTTTACTGAGCTTAAACGACATGAAATCTACCCGGAACACACGATCACACTCAACGCTAGATGGGAGAAAGTTGCCCCTGAAAGTCAAGAAAGATGGTACAAAGGAGTCCTTGACCTCCTCATACTTATACGTAAAGGGGGACAAGGAAACTTGGTCGGACAAACAGAGAGCACAGGCCAGGAAGTTGATGCAGGAAGCGAACCAACAGAAACTATCATCTACGACTGGAAAACGGGTAAGATCTACCCGGACCACGAAGATCAAAGAGAGCTTTATAGTCTCGCAGTCTTCTCCGCATTCCCTTCTGTGCAAAGCGTGCGGGCGATCCACGTTTATGTTGACTATAGACAGCTCAGAGAACAGACATACAGTCGTGGTCAGATGCACGACATGCGGGTGCGTTGGACGAATAAGGCCACCCACTTCCTTTCTGTCCTAAAAACCCCCGAACATATGATCCCCAGCCCTGGGTATCTCTGTCGATGGTGTGCGTTCAGTCGTGCAAAGGGGGGACCGTGTCGGTTCTAAGTTGTAGTGATTTTCCAGACGAGCAGTGCTGTAGCTCATGTCATGATGATGCAGAGTACAGTGACACCTATCCATTGCTTGAAGTGTACGGAGAAAAAGAGTTATTTGCCAGAGTCTGCTGCGCGAAATACGACGCTGCCGCGGAAAGAATGGAGAAGGAAAATGGTTCTTGAAAAAGACATTGAGGGCAATGTTTGTCGCTGGGCCAAGAAGAACGGCTTCCTAGTCGTAAAGGTAAGGTTTTATGATGTCGGATACCCCGATAGACTCTTCATTTCCCCAACCGGTCACACCATCTTTATCGAATTCAAACGCCCAGGAGAAGTCCCTGACGCTATCCAAGCATTCAGACTTAGAATGCTCAAAGGGAGGGGAATCCCAGCTTACTGGGCAGACAATTTCCACACTGCCGTCAGTATCCTTAGGGAAGCCTTGGTCTCCGAAGGAGTACCAGAAAAGAGCGATGCGCTTGCTTCTATCGCAAGCCTCGGCGGGACTATTCTTGGATCCCGGACTAGGAAAGACGTCTACAGTGTTGGCTGCTCTCAAGATCCTGAAGAACAAGGGTCTAATGAAGCGAGCATTGATCATAGTACCGATAGCTCCGATGTATCTCACTTGGCCGGCGGAGATAAAGAAGTGGACTGACTTTAATGAGTTGTCGTATACCATAGTACATGGAAAAGACAAGGCGTATAATTTAGGCTTGCCAACTGATATACACCTGATAAACCCAGAGGGGGTTGCATGGCTCATAAAGAATCACCCGACAAAACTACTCCAGTACGACGTCCTAGTAATAGACGAAAGCCGTCGGTTCGGAAACACCCAAACGCAGAGATTCAAGCTCTTAAAGCCCTTCATTCCGAACTTCAAAAGGCGTTGGATTCTTACAGGCACTCCGGCCCCGAATGGTGCGGAAGATCTGTTCGGGCAAGTCTATATCTTAGATTTGGGGAGGGCATTAGGAAGGTTTATTACCCACTTCAGGCGGGACTTCTTCTACCTAGCTGGGTTCAATCTCTACGACTGGCGCCTAAAGGAGGACTCATGGCCTCGAATTACAGAACGGATCAGCCCATTAGTTCTGCAGATGAGCGCAGAAGACTATCTGCAGATGCCGGACCTTATCCTGATAAGGAAGGAAATCACCTTGCCGGACTCAGTGAGGAAACTTTACGACGACTTGGACAGAGAATTTTTAGCGAATTGGGGCGAAGAAGAGCTAGTCGCGAATAATAAGGCCATCGTAGGTGGTAAGCTACGGCAGGTAGCCAACGGTGCCCTATACCGCGAAGACCATACTTGGGTAGAATTACATGATGCCAAATTGGATGCATTGGAGTCATTACTCCAAGAGATTCAGGGACCGGCGTTGGTTGTATATGAGTTCATACACGATAGAGACAGAATCCTTTCCCGTATTGGTCCTGTGCCGGTTCTCGGTGGAGGAGTTAGTAGAAAGTCGTTGGAAGATACTGTTGAATTATTCAATGCCGGGGAACTACCAGTACTACTCGGACACCCCAGAAGTATGGGTCATGGTCTTAACCTCCAAGGGGCGTGCCATCACATCATTATGTTTGGCATTACTTGGGATCTTGAGCTTTATGATCAGGTTATTGCCAGAGTTTATAGACAAGGGCAGGAATCTGATCATGTCTTCGTATATCACATCATTGCCAAAGACACCAAAGATGAGGAGGTAATGGAAATTCTAGATTCAAAGGACAGAACACAGCAAGGATTTCTCAAGGGGCTGAACGCGCACAGACGAGAAAATTATGGGGAAGAATAGAAGGGTGCCTCTAGCCGATGGCCACGACATAGTGGTCTGGCAAAAGGCACTCACAAGCCCTACATGGGCTTGCGGATATACTATGCCGGGGACCAGTTACTTGAAATCGTACAACCCTGACTATGTACAGGGTAGAGCCATGAGGTTAGAGGTAGAACCGGAAGAATTTGTTAAAGGAGCTCCCCTAGGGTTGACCCTAGGAGGAATGGGGCCGAGCAAAAAAGTTTTCACAATTCGGGCTGGGGCCTTGCACTAGGGGACCAGTCCTGTTACAATCAAATTACGGACTGAACGGTCCGCTAGGTAATACAAATGAAGGAAAGTAAGAAAATGAGCGCAATTCCAGATCTGACGCCGCCGACGGGTAAGGCACCGAAATCTAAGGCACTGGCAGGCGGGTCACCCGACAGCCCAACGACCACAGCCCCGAAAGAAGCGAAGGCCGAAAAGGCCCCTAAGACTCCAAAAGAGCCGAAGCCGCCCGTTGATCCGAATGCCCCGAAGGCCCCCCGCGCTGCCCGACAGGACTATGGCTATCGCCCAGATGCCATGATCACTATCACCACAGAAAAAGACACTTCCAAGCTCCGCGGCCAGCGGAAAGAGTGGTATGATAAGGTCGTAGCCTTCAATGGAAAGAAGGTGCAGGAGTTTGCAGACGCCAACAAGGAAAATCCAAAAGATCCTCCGCGCGGCTGGGTTCGCTTCTTCGCACAGGAGGGGTTCATCTCCCTCAGCGGCGGAACGGTCCCGGCACCAAAGGTGCCTGAGCCGAAGGCGGCAGACGCACCTCCGACCGCGTAACGGGTACACTAGCTGTACCATACGGGCCTCCCTTAGTGGAGGCCCGTTGACTTTTCGAAGGGGAATAAGACGATGGGATACGAAGACTTTGGGTTCCCACCTTGTGGGCAAGGTGCGATCGCACAAGCTGACGATAGGATGCTCATAAGGAATATCAGTCAGCACATCAAGCAAGCACAGATTCACCTCGAGGCTGCCGCCGAAATTCTTCCATTGATTAAAAACCCACACTTGCGGGCTGATGCCGAAAAATTACTTGACTTCGTAACGGAGGTGTGACATGGCTGGTAGAGGATTTGCTGGTCTGTCAAAGGAAAGACAGAAGGAAATAGCCAGCATGGGAGGAAGGGCTGTGAAGCCTGAAAATCGTAGCTTCAGCAAAGACAGGGGCTTGGCAGCTACAGCGGGGAAGTTGGGTGGATTGTCAGTTGACCCACGTAAGAGAACATTCTCCCTGGACCATGAAAAAGCTAGGGTTGCTGGTGCTAAGGGAGGTAAGATGGTTCCCGCGGGTAAAAGATCTTTTAGCGACGTTGAAAAGGCGAGGGCTGCTGGAAAGAAGAGCCATAAAGGGGGCGTAGAGTGAATATCTACATTATGTCGCGCGGGCGCGCGGGGAAGGTCAACACGCTGAAGTGGATACCCTCTAACCTAAAGTTAAGAACTTATCTGGTAGTGGGGAATAGTGAATTCAATGACTATGTAATGTCATACCCATTGATGTATGCTAACATCATTGCAGCTCCTGAAACTGTCACTAATTACAGCCAGAAAGTGCAGTGGATACTTGATGGTCTGCCAACTGACGGGCAAAGGCACGTGGACAGTAAATGCCTGATCATGGATGATGATCTGGTATTCAGTATGCCGACTGAAGTCGGCTACGGAAAGACAAGTTTGGTTTCAGTAAAGAACCCAGAACTACTGGCCCCTATGTACGACCAGATAGAGGGGCTGCTGGACTGGCATGCTCTGGTGGGGGTCCATCCAAGGCAGATGGGGCAGAATGCGAAGCAGCCGTACGGATTGAACGGTAGAATTATCTGTATGCAGGGGATTAACAGGGAGAAAATCGGACGTGTTAAAGTTGATCAATTTCCAATTTTGGCTGACGTGGTACTCAATTGCACTCTCTTGGCGCGTGGGCAAGCGAACGCGATCCTTACTACGTACTTCCAAGACCATGGACCCTGCCAAGCTCCAGGTGGATGTTCGATTTATAGAACCCATGATATGCAGCGGGAAGCAGTTCAATATCTCGCTAACCGTTTCCCGGGCTTTGTGAAGGTAGTTGAGCGAGTCACAAAAGACAAGTGGCTAGCAAATGAACAGGGGGTAAGGTATGACTATACGTGCGCTTGGAAGAAGCTTTATGCTGCTGGTGTTGATTATGCTAGAGGGTTGCGTGATAGTCCGGATAGGGAAGTGCAGAAATGACACCGAAAGAGAGCCTTATATTCTAATACCGGAGTGGCCAGATGAAGGAACAAAATCAGCTAAACATTGACAGCTTCATGTGGGGAGTAACAAAGAGAAAGGAAGGTGAGTGCTGGATTTGGCAGCGGGCTAAGACTAATAGAGGGAAATATGGGGAGGTTTACTGGCGTCTAGCAGACGGAAAAACTAAGATGATAGGCGCCCATGTAGCTTCGTGGCTGATATTCAAAGGAAGTATTCCTGAGGGTATGTACGTACTTCATAAGTGTGATGTTGGAACGTGTGTAAACCCGGATCACCTAGAAGTTGGTACACAAGGCAAGAATTTAAAGGATGGTTATGCTAGGAACAGACGCAAGTCCACGAGAAGAATTGCTCTATTGGATCCGGGAGCGTTGGAGTATCCTCCAAAAGAAAGAGGCCGGCGCACCGAAGCCGTGGAGCGAAGATAAAGTATTTCAAACCACTTATTTCTGCAATGTCCACAGGGAAACCGACAGAATTACCAGATGGATCCGTAATTACTATTCCCCGCACGTCAGCGATAGCATGTTTGAGTATAATATCGTTCTTAGTAGGTTTCTTAATTGGCCGTCTACTCTCGAGGCTATAGGATATCAAAGCATACACTCCCCGTTTACTCTCTTAGCACATCTAGAGGAGTTAGCCCTGACCGGAAAGATATGGGGGAACGCCTACGTCATTACCACTCATGGGATTAAAATGCCCAAGGCCACCTACCTGTGTGAGAACGTGCTTGGGGGGCTGTACGAGCGCCTGGAGCACGTGCGACGGCAGTGCCGGGGTGCCTACTGCGGGTACGCCTGCGCGGCGCTCGAGGAGATCGAGGGTATAGGTTCATTCCTCGGTGCGCAAATCGTAGCTGATTTGAAGAATACTCTAGGGCACCCATTGTCCATGGCAGTAGACAGGAAAACCTTCGTGCGGCCGGGGCCTGGGAGCATGCGGGGCCTTGGATGGTTCCACTTCAATAGCCCGAAGCAAATGACTCTACATAACTTCAACCACTACTTCTTACAAACACGGGAGTACGTTGACGAAAATTGGCCAGAGGAAGTACCACCTGTAGACAATCAAGATCTACAAAACTGCTTATGCGAGTACGATAAATATATGCGAGTTAAGACTGGTAGCGGACGATCAAAGAGAGGGTATAATGGAATCTGATTCAAAAGTTGTTGCGATTGTGGTCATAGTGTGTGCGGCTCTTCTTATGACCTTGGTCATAGCACTGACAGTGCTTGATCAGGTAACGGACCAGAGAATTGCTGACCTGATCAAGGCCGGGGTTGACCCAGGAAAGGCTCAATGCGCCATGAGAACGAACACAGCGTACTGTCCACTGATCCTTGCGGGGCAGAAATGAGTAAGATTGTCTACGGGAAACTTCCGATTTATCTTGGACAATTTGAGTTTGACCTACCGGAAATGATGTATTATCTTTACCTGCCCGTGGTCATGGACCACAAATACGATCGTATCCTTCTACCTCCAAATCTAGGTATTACTGGAAAAATGATAGAGGCTGCCATACAGCACACACCGAGAGACTACAGGTATGTCTACCTCAGTGCCAGAAAAGGGTGGGCGACAGCGGACAACCCGTTGAATAGACCGGGGTGGCACTGTGACGGGTTCGGTACAGAAGACTTGAATTATGTCTGGTGGACCGGAGCGGGCACTCGCTTCGCAATACAGACTTTCTACAGTATAACTGAAGATCACAATCGTTCATTGAAGCAATTTGATGAGCAGGTGATGCTGGACAGTGTCGTAACATACCCTGAAAAGGGGCTATACCAGATTGACCCCAGCGTGGTTCATTCCACTCCTATCATCACCAAGGAGGGGATGAGGCAATACGTTAAGATTTCTTTCTCAGATCAGAAGTACAATCTGGAGAACAACTCACACAACTACCTATTCAACTACTCATGGCCTCTGCACAGCAGAGAAACTCTCCGCAATGACCCTCACAAGGCACAGTTGGACTACGTGGCGTGATAAAACTAACTAAGAAGGAAAAGGAGACCCTTCTTTGGATGTACCGTACCGCCCAATATTGGAAGGGAGGTTTGGATCCAAGAGATTTTTCTGAGTATGACACGTGGGTTAAAGAGGCTAAAGATCTAATTACGAAGCTAGGAGTTAAGATAAGTGATTGAATTGAAGGCACACAACGTCCCAGAAGCATACACAGAAGCTTACTGGATGATAAAGCACCACGGGGTGGAGGAAAATTCACGAAACGGGAGGGTCCTTACCATTCCCGAACCAAGCATTATTGAAATTGCTCGGCCTCTTCAGAGGGTATTGTTTGACCCAGAACGGAATGCTAACCCGTTCTTTCACGTGATGGAGACTATATGGATGCTGTCAGGGAGCGACCATGTTGGGTTCCCCTCAAAATTCAACCGCACGTATGTGAATTATGCGGAGGCCGATGGTACTGTACATGGGGCGTATGGAAAACGGTGGAGGGGCCACTTTCAACCGAAAGAAATTGGGCCAAAGTTCTCGATGGATCAGATCCAGGTTGCCTGTGCGCTGCTGAAGAAGGACCCCGAAAGCCGTCAGGTCCTACTTTCTATGTGGGACCCTGCCACAGACCTCGGTGCCACTGTCAAGGATAGGCCCTGCAACACTCATATCTACTTCAGGGCTAAAAAGGGGGGCTGGGCACCGTCACCTCAAACTGGTGTGATGCTACCGACATACTATCTTGACATGACCGTCTGTAATCGCTCTAACGATCTCCTGTGGGGGTGCCTCGGTGCGAATGTCGTCCATTTTACTTATCTGCAAGAACTCATCGCCTACGGCGCAGGTATGGATATTGGAACGTACAGAGTATTCACCAACAACCTGCACGTCTACTCGGACAGAGCAGACGTGGCTAGTTTCATGGATGGACCTGTTAGATGTGACGGTTATATCAGAGGGGATGTAGATTACTTCCCCTTGATTCAAGAGGGAGAAACTGTAGAGCGGCTTTTAGGAGATTGTGAAGAATTCGTCAAGAGCGGAACAGCTTGGTCTAGCAGCTACTACAATACTGAGTGGATCAAGAAGGTAGCTTACCCTATGCTTGAGTCATGGGAAGCTCGTGTTGATAAGAGATTCGATGACTCTTACATGTTCATCGATCGTATCAAAGCCAAAGACTGGAGGCTTGCGTGCAAGCAGTGGACAGAACGAAAGATACTATCATATGCGATCTAGACGGTACCATCGCTTTGGATGAAGCTAGGGCTATACAGTATCTGAGAAAACCCCATGCCGAAACGTGTACGTCCCTCACCAACACTAGGAATCCATACCCGGAGCCGTGCGACTGCGGGTGGAAGCGTGACTGGGAGGGATATTTCGCATCGTGCCTTGGAGATGAGCCTAATGAGTCTGTCATCGAGGTACTCAGACTCTTCTTTGAAGACGGTTATAACATACGACTTCTCACAGGTAGAAGCGAGAGTGTGCGCGCACTTACAGAGCAATGGCTGTACAGACATGCCGTTCCCCATCATACGTTGATCATGAGGCCAGAGGGAGAGCGCACTGACGACCATATTATGAAGCCAGCTATAGCCTTTGAGCAATACTGGAGACCAGATAATGTTCTTTTTGTAATGGAGGATAGGCAACGTGTCGTTGACGCATGGCGGAAACTCGGGTACACCGTTTTTCAAGTGGCTCCGGGGAATTTTTAGCCGGAAAGAAAAATTTAGACCATGTAGAAAGTGGAGGGACTACGGAGATTGTTGGATGTGCGATGCTGAAAAGGCTAGGATAGAAAATGGGGGAATTCTACCAGAAGACTATCACTTACCCGGGAGTGACTGGTGACAGTGGCTCCGGGTAATTTCTAAACGTATACTATAGGGGTACCAAATGGGTACGGCGAATGACAGGCAAGTTGGTGGAACGCATTACAAAACGGGTGGGGAAGAGCACTGGGACCGGGTCCACAGACTTGGGCTCGACTACTTCCAGGGTCAAATCACAAAATACGTTGAGCGGTGGCGCAACAAGAATGGTGTTGAAGACCTACGAAAGGCAAGACACTTCCTTGACAAATACATTGAACTCAATGGAGCTGACCAGGCTGTTGACTGTGCAATTGAAAAAAGCTGCCCGCAGAAGGAAACTGAACAAACTCAGCGCGCAGATTTTCCATACAGACGGTAACGATTAAGTGAGCATGGGGAGGGGACCACGTTCCGCGAGCCCGCAGCGGTCCGGCCTACCCTCCCTACCCCAGCGCTCCCGCGAGCGCGAACAGGCCGGAGTCTACCAAGAACCCTTTCGGAAGGGGTGCGAAAATATTATAGGCACCGACGTTGGTCCACGAGACGGCCATTATCTTAAACAAAGGTGGATACCATGGCGAAGAAATGCAGATATGAAAACTGCGTCCGATTAGCTGGCGCCAAGTTTGACGATTGTGCGGCGTGCCGAGCACGACATAAATACTGGGACAGTAAGCCAGCCCTCTACCGTATAGAGCGTAGGCGGAAGCTTAACCTTTCCGGCGAAACCATGCGCGAGTTTGTGACAGATAGCAGACTGCGCGTGGCGGTGCGAAAAGGGTACCAGAAGGAAAAGCGAGCGGCTGAGTAATGGGCGCCAAATGGACGGCTGAACAGAAAGCTAAGTTCAAGGCTACCATGGCAGCTAGACGGGCTGCCAAGGAAACCAAAAACCCTGAGTATGCCGGTCGCATGGAAGATGCTGCTGGCTATCTCCGTCAAGCTGTTAGGGTACAGGAACAACTGTTAAGAGAGGGAAAGATCAAAAGGAGGGATGCGGCACACCTGCTTGCTGAGTTGGCGTTGAAAACGTTGGAGGGAGAACTGTGAAATTAGAGTGTTACGGATGCGGCGATCACTTCATTGGTAACAAGGATACGCCCGTCCTTTCTTGCCAATTCTGCATCCGATGCCTTCGGGGGTGGTTCATTGCGATTATTTGTAGAGAGGTGTGAAATGCCGAAGCCTGAGTATGCGGTGAGCCCGCAGGGCATAAGAGCCCACCTGATGGATAAGGTGGAAGAATTCATTCAGGTAATGGTGGAAAAGGGTATTCCTCAATACCAAAAACTTGAAGATGCTGAGCAGTCGTTTAAAGACTGGCTCTGGGGTAACGAAAATGTCTAAATTTCAGAATTTCCTGCTGGTGGAAGATCAGCGTAACTTTGACGACCGCCACTGGTTGGAGCGATTCCTCAAGAGGGCCATTGGCCCGGAAACTCAGGTCATGTGCGGGCACCACATTATCTATACAGAAGGAGACGTGCCCACAGAGATCCCTTCAGAGGATACTCTACTGTTCAACCCCGACCTCATGGGGGCGGTGTTTGGGAAGGAAAGGGCCAAGGCCATTATGCTGACCCTGACCATGCGCCCCCCAGCGATACGCGGCCGGGTGATGGGAGATTTCCTTGACCTGCTGGACAAGGAAGAGGCTGAAAAGACAAGGGAGGTTCCGGCTTTCTGAGCCCCCAGCGTGGGGTTGGTTAGCCGCCAACCCCACTCTATACCCTCTCGATCGCCAAAGCTTGGCCTTGTTTACGTGATTACCAGTTCTATGGTAATATTCGTAGGCATCCCAGGCGTTAGGTTGGGTACGTCAAGGGTCGCTTGGTCAGAGATGGGCCCACAAACGAGCCCGGCGCAAGCCCTAACTCTAACGTAGACCTTACCACCCCCTACGACATTGATAGTTTTAGTCACAGGCACGGCCACCGCAGTGACTTCTACAGTAGCACTTCCGCTGAAGTTATCAGAGATGGGGCCAACTCCGATGTACACCATCACCTTAGTGACATCTGTTGCTACCAAAGGAGTACCATCTGTCCAGGTAACCGGTAGCTTCCAACTAACCTTTACCGACTTAGAATAAGTCTGTGCATTCGCAATGCCGACAAAGCAAAGGAGAATCAACGCAGTCGCTAGGGCAAGGCCCCACTTCATTTTAATGCTCATTTTACACCTTCATGTTCGAGGCTATAATGATTACCATCCTTCCTGCTAACGAATCTGCCGCCCCACCTACAGAGTGGATGGAGACCCTCCCAAAAGACACCAAGTGGTTCGTGGTCCTCGGAGGAGAGCAGATACGTTCCGTCCTTGAAAAGATTGAAATCGACGGCCAGACGTATTTTGTGGAGAGAATTCTTAATCCCCATATCCAAAATGGAATTTACCAGAGCTTGCTCAGGGGTACGGTAGGCATCCCCAAACGTTAGCTCATACCCCTGCTGGTAGGCATACTCAATGAGTATGCCTACCAAGCGAGTGAAAAGACGCTGCTTTTCACCAAGAGTCATTAATCTTTCTCCTTAAGTCCCGGCACTAACCGAAGCATCGTACTGACCAAGGTGTCAACCGAGGTCTTAAGTTCTGTAATCTGTACGCTTACCTTCCAAAGGAGATACCCCACTATTGCCAGCGCGGGGGTCCCCCCGGCCTGCAGAATCTTTACCAAGTCCAGTTGAGTCGGGTCCATTATTATCCTCTTGGGCCTTCAACTGACCCATTATCTCACCAATAAGTAAGTGGACTTCAAAGAAAGGACGGCGCGCTAAGTAGTCCAAAACCTTAGCGATCGTTTGTGGGGAAAGAATCTTAGATGTTTTCAGTTCGACGGCGTCAGTCATTGTATTACCCTTAGACGAGATACGAAAGAGTAAACCCTAATGCAAAACCTTTCTGGTTGGCGTTTGTCCACCCAGTAGCTGACCCAGCTCGCTGGAAAGTTATGGTGCCAGAGCCCGCTGCTATGAAGGCATTGGCGTCAGTTACGGTAACGCTGTTATCTGAAGCATTTACCCACTGACCACCCCCTGTATGAGCAGAGGGCTGTATGATAGCAGGAAGTCCTGTCCCTGTAAAGGCCGTCGTATTGCTCGTACCCACAAATGCCGGAGAATTGATAGTTACGTGATTTCCAACTCTCTGGTACTTCACCGTGGCCGTGACACCAGCCGTGAATCCAGTTCCAGTCAGCGTGAACGTGCCCTGAGCAATCTGTCCAGCGGTAACTCCAGCGAGGGCTATTGCTATCTGATTGGCTGTATCTCTATAGAAGCCAGTGTCTGTATCAGAATTAAAACTGAATGACGGGGATGCAGCAGAGCCATCTATAGATAAAAATGGAATGGTAGAAGAAATGAAGGCACTTGATATGTCAAGTTTATCTGATCCCGCTGTAGAGATGCTGAGGACATTGGCTGAAGATCGGTAAATTCCCGTGTCTGTATCAGATCCAAAGCTTAACCCTGGAATGCCTGCCGTACCATCCGAAAATAGAGACTGGGCAGTGGCTCCATTAAGAACCCACTGCTGGACAACTGATCCTCCAGCAGTAGCTGCAAAGTTGTCAGCACCTACACGATAGAGTCCGGTGTTGGAGTCGCTAAAGAAGGAATAATAAGGAAGTGCTGCAGTCCCGTCGTTACCACGAATATTCTGATTAGAATCGAGAGCAAACGCGCGGGTACCACCAGTAGCGAACTTAAGGTCGTTAACGGAATCGCGATATACGCCGGTGTCTGGGTCACTAAAGAAGCTATACGCAGGCACCCCGACTGTACCGTCTAGAGACTGTACCTGAACCAGAAACTGATTAGCCGTTGGAATGAACTGGACGGTATTTATTCCGCCGATAGCGACGCCCATGTTATCTGCTGATACACGATACAGGCCGGTATTAGTATCCGCAGCAAAGGTGAGAGAAGGTGTTGCCACAACTCCATCAGGAAACGCCGCTTGCGGAGCTGCTCCATTGAGTAGCCACTGCTGCACAACGGTTGCACCAGCTACAGCAGCGAAATTGTCGGAACTAACTCTATAGATACCAGTGTTTACATCACTAATAAACGTGAGGCTTGGAAGAAGAGAGGTTCCGTCTTTAATTCCCAGAGCATTTAGCGCAATAGTAAGCGCCTGAGCAGCTCCTACAGAATATGCGAATACACCGGCACTAACCCGGTAAAGACCACTAGTCGGCTCAGTACCCCAGGACAGGCCAGGGGCTCCAATGAGCCCATCCGCTAGAGCAAGAGAAGCTGACATTCCCCCAAGACCAGAACGGGAAAGTGAGTCTGTCAAAGCTGTGGCGATGTCGGACAGGGTAGTATTCGCCCATGTGGACGAAATCACAGTGCCTGTTACGACCGGGTTACCGGCCGCTGGAAGAGTATAAGTTCCGTTACTTGCGCGAGACATGAGTCACCTTACTTCTGGAGCCACTCTTCATATGACACGGGGGATTCTCCAGAGCTACTCTGGACTTTCAAATACCGATTGTACTGAGCTTCTTTCTGTGCTCTACTCACAGGACTACCGCCAAAAAGAGGGCCAGCCATCCGTCTTGGAATGTCTCCAGGATCCCTCGTAATTCCTGGCTCCCGGGGCTTCTGTCTAAGAGCTTCAATAATGTACTTGATGGTATCACTCATCTGATTCTCCTGCCTGCTGGGCAGCGACTACTCGCATCTGTTGTGCTACCTTTTCTACTGCTTGCGGGTTCTTCTGCAAGAACTCAGAAATCATTCTTTGTGCTGCCAAATCCCCAAGTAGAGCCTTCTGAACCGTTTTGGTGGCTAAGAGGTTACCCCCAATGAGTAGACCAGCCGCAGCCGGAACACCCGCAGCGGCCCCCGTACCAATCAACCCAGCCCCACCCAAGAGTCCGCGACCAGTGAATGATGTCCCTGCAGCGGGCGTGTTAAGAACAGCCCCTGCCTGCTGAGCTAGGTCAAGCTGACCAGGATCGCTGGCCTTATTCGCCAACTGGTTCATGCTAAAGTTCCCACGATTTGCCCTGGCAGCTCTGGCAGCCTTGTTCAATCCCACGAAATGACGATACGGCTCAGTGAGATCTCCATACTTGGCAAGATCAGCAAGATTCTGTCTACTACCCCCTTGTGATAGCTCTTGTGTAATGATGTCTTCTACCTGTTCCTGGGCAATTCTCATCGCAGGCTTCTCAACCCGAGGGGCCTGCCCAATGAGTCGACCAATTTCGTTTTTAACATTGAGGAGGTTAGCTCCGTCAATCGTACCCTTACCAGAAGAAAAGCGGGTCATCTGTTCATGTGCTAGAGCAGAAACCTTGGCCAAGGTGGTGTCGTCAATATTGGGAATCTCTTTCTTTAGCGCTGCCGCTACACTATCTTTAAAATCTTCTGGTACATTGAAGGCGTAAGACTTCACAGTGTCTTGGTACGCATCATCAAACGAACGCTTCAGGGTTCCGACCGCCTCGCCGACCTTGTTACCCGAACCCTTGGGTAGCGTGACCCCCGTGGGCGTTGCTTCTCTCAAGGCCAGTTCTCGCACCAAGCCCCTAGCATCTTCCGCCTGTCGGGTGAGCTGTCCCTTCACACCAGGAATGAAAGAAAGACCCTCAGCGTATAGAGTCTTGGCAAGACGAGAAGTGAGATCTTCCGTACTTGCGACCTGAGAAATTGGGGCAAAGATCTCTTCCCCGTGCTGACCAGCAATCTGCTCAAGATTCTTTGCTTCCTCACTCTTATTGATAAGACCCCTGACAGCCCGCCCACCGAGCCCAAGAATCTTACTAATAGTGGCTCCAAGGACAGCTCCCTTGGCTGCACCCATCCCCTGTTCATCGGGGTCGGCCGCACCTGCGCCCGTAATAGCCCCCTCGACGCCTGCGCGGGCCGTAGGGCCTGTTAGGGTGCGGGCTAGCATTGTGCCGCCTCGAGCAAGCCCTCCCACACCTCCGAGTGGTGCCGTAGCCGCACTGGCCACCGCAGTTTGCCCGACAACCTGACCTATCTTTCCCCTGGTAGTATCAGCCAGTGGCTGGTCTACGCTGTCCTGCTCACGGATAGCTTCATCAGAGGCAATGTCAGCCGGAGCCAGTTTAAGGCCCAGAGCCTTTGTCAGAGGGTGAAATTCAGCGGCCTTGTTGGCGATATTTCCCAGTCCACGAGTCATGCGCTCCATGCCTGAACCCATGCCCTCAGTGAACCCATCGTCAAGGGGTAGCTCTACCTCTCCTGCACCACGAACTGGCTGCATGTAGGTTCCACGAGCCTTACCGACAGGACCGTATTTGTCCTTCCAAGCCTGCGAGGTAGAATCGTACTCAGCCGGATTGGTCTGCTTCAGTAGCTTACGACGGTAACCCTGAACGACCTGCTTTACATTCGCACCTTCAGGAGCCTCCAGTACCGTCCCATCTGGCAGTTCAATCTCCAATGGGGTCCCCGTTCGCATCCACCTTGATGCGCTTAGGCGTAGCCGTGGCTGTACCGGGGGCTGCATGGCCAGAAGGCATGTCGGTAAGGTGCTCTTCTCCCGGCAAGCCATAGTCTGAAACCATATCTGGGTCAAACTGTCTGCTGTACGTGCGGTTCATCAAGGCGCCTTTGCGCTTGAGAATTTTAATGATGGCACCAGCGCGCTGACGAATCTGTTTACCGTCCATGGACGGATTAATGTCACTTTCTGTCCACGCCTGCTTCTCAGTCGGGGTCAGAGTGGCACCGAAGGTTGCATTGCGTTGGGGAAGAGTATAGATGAGATTCCACTTCGCCCACCAGTTCGCAGCATCTTTAGATCCTTCAGTCCCCATACCGGCCGCAGCCATATAGTTGGGAAGTCTACTCTGAGGTCCTGCTCCAAGCCTCTGAGAATAGTCGTCTTGGTAGGTACCCATACTTTCGTCAGCAGAATTGATAATTCCTGCCATCTGCTCCAGCTTGTTTCTATCCGAATACGTCAGCTTGTTAGGCTTCGGGCCAGCCTTTTCAGCCTTAATATTCGCAGCCTGTGCCATCAACATCTGGTACATATGGTCGAGATTCTGACCACGTTCAGTCAACCGCTCCACTTCCTTCATGTGAGCAGTCTGAGCGTCCTGGTATGCCTTGGTCTGCTCATTGTCAGCATCTTTCTGGCGAGTCTGTTGAAGATCTCCAGCGTAAGCATCCGCTTGCTTGGACATTTGCTGCCCAAAAGGTTGGAGAACTCGATCCCCTGTTAGAGCTCCCAGTTCTCCAAAAGAGCGACGACGCCGAAGCTGCTCAGCGATTGCTGCCTGTGTCTGCTTTTCCTTCGGGGCAGCGCCGATTAAGAAGTCGTAGAGATCATTCATCTTTAGATCTCAAAGCTTTAATCATAGCTCTTTGCTCGTCTAGATTATTTCTCAAACGAACCGTGGGAAGGTAGTTGTCTAGCAAAAGCTTATTCGCCATAGAACCAAGTCGGTCTGAACCGTTTCTCTTCATTTTATCTTCGTACGAAGATATATAAGAATCGAGAAATTTATCCGGAATTGGGTCAGAAACATCTCTTTCCCTAACGCTGCCGCTTTGGTCTAGCCAAAAAGGACCAGAACTTTTAGCACTCCAACTAGTGGGTGCAATATAGGGGTTCTGATCTCTTTTAAGATCTCTCCTAGGTCCCGGCATTTCAGTAACCGCCCGGCGGAGGTTCCTGCATGGGGCCGACCGTAGTCTGCACGGGGGAGATGTCATTCATCCGGTTGAAGTACTTGCCGCGCCCGCGAATCTGCTCTGCCAGAAGCTTCTGCTGTTCTGCGCGGGACCTATCAATTTCCTTGCCAGCCTTCATACCCTCCAAAGCATAGGCAAGATGCTCAAGGGGGTTGGCCGCCACGTAGACCCGACCTGTATCGGTTCCTTTTGGAGGGCCACGATCTCTAAGAGACTGAGCGGTCTGCATCTGCGACTTAAGCCCTTCCATCTGTTCAGGAATAATACCCAGAGCCATGAGCTGCTGGATATCTTCATCATTCAGATTTTCAAAGCCGTCCATAGTCCACCATCTTGTAGCCGTGCATATCAATCACAGCAGAAGGTACAACCTTTTCAACTTCATCGGCCATATGTCCTCTATGGACAGGATCTTCAACAGCTTCCCAGATGTACCGGAAGGTGTATAGAGGTAACTCCACTCCGCTGGGGTATTTCGTAATACCACACGGATAGATGTGTTTCTTCAGCCTACGGTCCGAGAACATCATAGCCATGGATCCGGCGCCAGATAGAGCCGAATTAAGTCCTGCTTGCTGCGCACTGAAGGCGTCAAGGTTGTACTGACCCGTATTCTGGGCTGCCGTATTGTACTGAGCAGCCTGCGAGGCATTCGCAGTGTTGAAGCTCGGCATGTTCGGCATAGACACTTGCTGTCCACTGAGAATACCGTTGATTTCATTGAGGTTAAACCCTCGTTTCTGCATTTCCTCAGAAATTTGCTGCTGGCGGAGCTGATTCTGGTACCCCGCCGACTGCATATTCTGTCCGTACTGCTGACCTTGTGAGGCCAAACCCTGATTGAACTGCTGAGAGCCGATACCGAGCTGCTGCTGCATCGCCTGCTGGGCAGCTGAATTAGCGAAGGCTCCTTGTCCCTGGCGCTGGTTGAACTGATTCTGGTTGGTGCTCAGGTCCATGCCCTGCATACGCTGAGCTTCTTGACCAGAGCCGATGGTAGCCTGATACTGAGCCTGCGTGCGCGCGTCATTCTGGTCCTGTGACAGGCGCTCCATAGCCTGATCGTATGCCTGATCTCCCTCTTTTACACCAGAGTTGTAAAGCTGATTCCGCATGCGGTCCTGCTCTTGCTGCATGCGAGGCTCTTGGCGCCCGGACCATTGTCCGTAGATAGCATCTTCAGCATTCTTCGCATACTTCTGCGAAGAGTCAACGTTCTGCATACCAGAAGTATCCAGACCACGCTGGATGCTCTCTGGGTTGTAATTCGGTACTCCCGGCATCTGGCCACCCTGAGGAGTGTTGGCGAGACTAGTGAAGTCATCCCAGTTCATAGGCTGGGAGTAGTCATCCTTCATCTGACCAATCTTGCTCTCCGCAAGATCTGACTTACCCTGCGCGATATTCATCTGAGAGTCCAGCGCATGCTGAGACTGGTCAGTTAGATTGGTATTCTGGGTCCAGGAGTTTAGGTACTGGCCGGTGGATGGATCCCACTGAGGCTTCACTTCCCAAGTCTGCTGGCCGAAGGGAGTGTTGATCGTGGGGCGATTCGCCCACGTCTGCTGCTCAGTAACATCTTTAGATGACTGAGCCTGCTGCTGTGCAGCTCCAGTATAGTCAGGACTTGCCGGAGTATTCTTACTCATACTCTCCTCAACCCAGCGATCAAAGCTTCTTGTTCAGGAATTCTGAACTGCTTGGTGGGCTGACCGATTGGAGCTCCAGCGGGAGGCATACTACCACCCTGCATGGGAGGTTGCAATCCCATTGCCTGATTTCGTGGAGGAGGCTGCCCCACGCCACCGAAAGACATAGGAGGCCCTCCGCCCCCTCCAGGCCCAGCCGGCTGGCCGAACGGGGTCGGCTGGGGCTGATTGAATGGAGAATTGTGATAGTTGTACCCACCATTCGTCCACCCTAACTGCTGAGCCTGAGGGTTCAATCCAGGGTCAGGACTGAACATTGGCTTCTGAGTATACTGGTCCTTCTGCGCCTGTTTCTGAGCATCCTGATTTTTCTTAGCCTGATCCTGTCCATGCATACCGTAGTCTAGAAGACCTTGATAGTCACGGCCATCGTTGATGACCTTACTAACGACGGCACCGCCAGGGTTGAAGACCTTTTTAAGACTGCTGAAAAATCCCATTAGTGCATCCTCAAGTAGCGGCACTCATCGCGACGCATTTCTTTCAAAATCATGTCCGTACCGATTGCCCAACCATCTTTTTGACGAAAGACCTCACGGAATCCGAGGGCCTTAGAGACGGCGAGGGACGCTTTTGCATCTTCAGGCGTGATAGTATAAACGAGTCCTTTGTTACATTGGACAAAAGCATAGGTAAATACTTCCTGTAGGAATACTGGATCCATAAGGAAACGGGGACCTGAAGAGTAAATATGAGCCTGGACGGCATTGTGGGTCCAGGCATCGTAAACGACCATTGCTCCGTCATTTCGTACTCCCCTCATATCTGGCTTGTAGGTCAGCGGAAGCTTACCACAGACCCAGGAGATTTCGCTAGGGGTGGCTGCACGAATCACAGCAGGCCTCCAGATGTGTACATCAGGTCATAACGGACAAGGATAGTCGGCGCGGAAGAGCTGCCATTGATCGCAACAGCGATGTTACGCCCGATTCCAGACCCCCCAACAACTTTCTCAACCTCCACAAAGTCACCACCCCAAAGACTAGAGTCCCAAATTCCAGAATCCCATACAGGGCCAGTAAGAATTGAAGAAATGGGTGGGGCAAGGACTTCAGAAAGATTGTAATCATAGCGAGCCTCAACAGAATATGATGGAGCCTGCGCCGCCTCAAAGACGGGACGAATAAACTGAGTGATCTTGTAGTGCCCGACTTCCCCGTATTCCTGGAACACAGAAAGCGCTGACCATCCTATGGCTACACCATTCGCCCCAGCAATGTCTACAGCATCTTGCGACCCTGTGTGCAGGATAACCCGATTATCAGATGTGCCGATGTAGAACTTACTGTCAAATGTGTCGCCAGTAAAATACGGAATGTCCCTATAGATAGCCCAGCCCTTTGAATTCAAAGCCTGAGCGAACTGAATATAAGGGAACCCAGATCTGAATGGCACTGCACAGATCAATAAATTCTCTTCAGAGATGAGCTTTATCTCCCACCCTAGCGAGGATCGGAGAAGAGACATTTCTGAATTAACTAGAGGGCTGATCTTTCTTGAAAGGTACACGTCCTCTTGCTGGATCAGCGCACCGGCAATCAAACGAGTAAGAGGAATAATACCATAGGTAGAAAGTAAGTAGAGTTCGCCACCGAAAGAGCCAGCCACTCTACGACCAGCGGGCGGAGGGCCAATATACCACTGTCCTTGTTGGGTAAAATCTGTAGCGACAGCCGGGTCATTTCCGAGGTAGAGAATAACGTCCCCGGAGGAACTAATGGCCACGAGATAATCATTTGTCCCCTCTCCTCCATCTACGGTCCAGTTGTATAGGGCGACAAGAGTACCACCGTGCTTGAATTTATTACCGAAGTTGAATGCTGTGGCCGCACCAAAGATAAGCCCTGTGGGAAGGTACCACGCTCTAGCAGAACCTTTCTCTACGAACCATGCTCGTTCTTTATATATGACCACATGGACGAATAAAACTGGGTCCACTCCGCTGACCTGTGTCGCCCCACCACCCATAGCAATCTTAGCCCATAGACCAGTAGACTCAGTATAGACGTAATAGCCATTGCTTTCATCCGTATAGAGGCCAAAGTGTCCTCCGATAGTCGTGTAGTTAGTCCACTGACCATATCCAGATGTCGTATCTACAGTAGGGAATGCTGTATTGATGGCCGGAGCTGCAGCGCTTGCCGTGACATTGTAGATGCCATTGTTCGCCATGGCCCAGAGCCTACTGGCGGCTGCAGAAGACCCGGTATACGGCATGACTGTCCTTATGCCGTTAGTACCGACTCCCGTCGCCCAGTCAGCGTACCCAGTACGGACCTTAGTTCCGTATTGGGAAGGAATAAGATTGTACTGGAAGATAGAATCTTCAGGCGTACGAGAGCCCATGCCGTAGAGACCATCAACAGCATTGATGCCCCCCATCGGGGGAGGTACTGGTACGCACTTTACCTCGGGGGGTACAGGCTGGAGAAGCTGAGCCTGTCGCGGCCCGCGAGGTCCACTGACTGGAAATAATGAGGAGGGCATTACGGGAGCCCGTAATTAGATTCAGGGATATTTCTGTACCCAAGATACGGGAAGTACCGCGAGCGGGCCATGTTGAGGACCGGGGCACTCACATCCTTTCCCGTCCAAGCCTGGAACATGGTCAGAAATTGACCCGCTGCGGCTGTCGTGTCAAACCCCTTAGCCTCCAAGAAGCGAAGCTTAAGGAATTTCTTTATGAGAATGGGTTCAAACAGAACCACATTAGAGCTAGCAACACACCGCTCCAGAGAAGGGGTCGTGGTACCCGTAAGTGCCGCCCACCAACGAGTGATGTACTCGAAATTTATAATGATGCCGGTAGGAGGAGGTTGCGGGAGAATCTGAATTTGACCTTCTGCAATCTTGAAGCTCACGTAAACCGTGGACGATGCAAGATTCGTGTTAACAAGATAGGTCCAGTCTTGCTCCGACAGCGGACCACCAAGAGGGAGCCCGCTACCCCCCGTCGTGGGAGACCAGCCAGTCTGATCGATCATGTAGGCGAAGTCCGCCGGCAGGTCATAATCTCCTGTGTCCGGCGGTACCACCGTGGTGATCGTGTGGGTCTTTACGAACTTACTCCACTGGTGGAGAGACAGCATCTCCTGTCCAGCAGTAGTCATCAAACGACAAAGCTGTACGAATGCCGGGTCCGTAGAAATGAATGGGTCGGCCACAGAGGTCAACCCACACTCTACTGCGGCATCATTAATGATATCCCCGGCAGTTTCGTACCGAGACATTACTCGTCCTCTTCTTCCTTACCAGCCTTCACTGCCCTGATGAGGTCCTGAATCTGTTTCTCCATGGTTGAGATGCGGTTGTCTTTTTCATCCATCTCAGCCCGCATGGCCGTGAGGGGTGCGGCTTCCTTAGCTGCCTGAAGATGATCCTTAGCCAGTTGCTTCAGCTTCTGAATCTGCATGAACTTACTGGCCTGAGAATCTGGCATGTTCGCCAACTGCTCAAGAGTGTAGCAATTGAAGAATTCAAGCTCTTTCACCTGACCAAGAGTCAGCCACGGGACAATTTTCAGAGGAGTCCCACTGACGAGGTCCTGGTTCTGCTTGTTCATAAAAGCAGAGTACTGGCGAGGAAATCGCTCAAAATCCTTTTCCCACGCCCGACGGTGAACGATGTCTCGTTCACCGGGAACCATCACGTTGATGTAGATCGCTTCTTTGAAAATGGGGCGCCCTTCTTTCGCGGTGGCGGCCTGATCAATCTCAGGGAATGTGCTGAACTGCACACGCAAACGATCATCTGGATTTCGTCTGTCAGGGTTGTAGCTAGCATCCAGAGCCTGCGCAGTCAATTCATACTCAGCCATTGCTACAGTCATGTCGTCGCTCCAATTCTAGTTAGTATGCAGTCAAGTTAACGTCAATAGGAGTGCTCAAAGCAAGCTCCATTGGCGGGAGTGAGAAATCTGGTCTTGCACCGAGAACAGCCAGAACCTTTGCAAGAGCAGTGACCTCAGCCGTAGTTGTTCCACTAGCCAGGGCCGTTGCTGTCGCAGCCGCCGTCGCCGCCATACGAGTTGCAAGCTGTGCCATAGTCGCCATTATAGTCTCCTATTCTTCAGTCCACTCTACATCACAGTCAAACAGCATTCCCGCAAGGGTAGCGCTGATGTTTACAGCAAAAACAGAATTAATACCCCTCAAGACATTGCAAAGTTTCGGTCCACCAGATTCTGCCATAGGCAGAACAACAGTGGAGTTAAGAGACCCGAGAGCCCCTGTTACGGGGACAATCTGATTCGCCATACATCCTCCGAGGGACTTCCTTGTCCCCCTAGCTGTCCTTGTTAGGTGATCGGTCCCTGAGCCATAACGCGATTCATTTCTACAACGTTGTAGAAAATAGTCGCGTTGTTGTAGGTAGCAGTGACGTTACCCGTAACCGCGGCGGAGTTAACCACCGTGACCAAGATGTAACGCCCCAGCGGATCAACGAAAGAGCAGATGGCCGCAGCCCCCACACCAGTGCCAGAGACGTATACTCCTGGGAAGAAGCCCTGAGTGTTAGCCAGGAAGATCTGGTTGCTACCAGAAATACCTGATACCGATGCGGCTACGACCGTGTTGGTCGCAGGAGTAACACTACGCGCGTTTAGAAGCTGCTTACCAGCAGAGTTTGCACCGACCTGACCCGCAGCCACGATACCAATCGCAGTATCCGCCGCAACCGAAGCTGTACCATTGACCGGGAACCGCCCCGTCATCATGAACCAGCCATACTGACCGACTGTAATCGCCGTGTTGCCCATGTACACATAAAGAGCACGACCAAGGTTAGCCGTGTTAGGGCATTCAGTCATGTTATACGTGAACACTTTGTTCGTAGCATCCCAGACAGTTGTCAGGACGCACAAACCGGCTAGACGGATAGAAGCACCAGCACGAGCAAAGACAAACTCACCAGGACCCCACACAGGGTCTTCAGCAGTGGCAATGAACCCTGCAGAGATTGAAAGACCGAACGGCGGCGAAGCCGGAACGGGCACCACATTCTCTACCGAAGGGTAGCCGATATAACGAGAGTCAAATCTGAAAGCCATTTTCCATTCCTCCTTAGTTATTGTCCCAGCGGCCCTGGAACTGCGAACCGGAGGTGGTCATGTTCCCTGCCCAAGCGATAATTGATACCTCAGCGTCCTGATTGATCGCGTAGCGCTTGTTGGGAGACAGAGGAACCATGTTCCGTTGGCTGTGTGGGCGCCAGAAGATGTACTTCGAATTCAGGAAGAATGCCTGATTCGAAGGACAGAATCCACCAATGCCACCGTCCAGAACAACGTCAGCATCCATGTACTTCAAAGATGGGAAGCCCAGCTTGGCTTCGTCCGTTGAAGTGAAGCGCTGCAGGGCCTGGAGAGAGGCCAGATAGATTGCCCACGTAAGAGAATCTACAACGATAAGATCAGGACGATCCATACCCCGGACCTGTCTTGCCCACTGCTGGTTCCAGGAAGCCTGGATGGTAGCAGCCGTGATGCCCGTGGTGTCAGTGAACTGATTGCGCCAGAACGGCCAAACAGAACGGTCGATACCCCCGTAAGTCCCCGTGTTTGGATTCAGCGGAACCGCCGCGCCAAGACCAGTGACTTCCTTACCACCAAACCCTGTACCGTCAGCGTAGACACCACCTGCCAGAAGGTTTGCGAGAGAAGATTCGGCAACCTCCATACGACCATCGAGCATGTCGATGATCTTTTCCTTGCCGGCATTCTGCAGCATCTCCAGACCAGACATGACCACCGGGACGGCGGCCTGTTTGATGGAATACTGGGCTGCGGACAGAACGTCCTGAGCAGCCACAGGAAGGAGGTCATATCCACTGTAGTACCCAGCGTTACCGTTCTCAGCGAACGACAGCTCCTGGAAAATTACAGTTCCGCCTTCGAAGGTCTTGATATTACCGCGCTTGCTGAGGCGAGAAAGCAGCGCGTTGTTTTTAGTGACGTTATCAGCGATCTCACCACTACGATTTTCAATCGTAGTAGCGACCAGATCGGTCACATTGGGAAAAGCCATGGAATTCCTCCAAAGTAGAATGAATACTGTCTGTCAACAGCTTCTGTCTTGGGAGGTATCGTCCGCCTCAACGTGGTGGATGAGGACGAATGGGATCGCTCTAGCCTTCAGCTCACGGGGGCGAATCGTAGCACCCCCGTTTGCTGAATTGCAAGTGATTTTTTATTCGGCGTTTTCCCAAGCTTCGCTAATCTGATCTCTACGAGATTTCACCTCATTACTATTCTTATTCCCAGCTCCAGCACCGACAGGACCACCAGAAATTGAGGAAGAAGCTCGTCTCGCTCTGCTGATAGTCTTGTTCCCCTTTGCTAAATCTGTAGCCTTTTTCCTTTGGGTCATAATCTTTGAGATCTCCGGACTCAGCTGAATCGCTTTCTCATAAGCCTTCTGAATAGTCATAGAAATGTTGCGCTTCGCCGCAATCTCCATGATATCAGCGATATCATCCCTAAGATCCTCAAAGAATGGCTGAGACTCCATAGCAGCAATCTTTTCATCTGCCTCTTGCCGAGTTCTCTGCTCCTGGGCCTCCATGGTCTGCTGAATCTGCTGTTGCATCGCAAGTAGAGGCTGAGCCCACTGCGGAGGAGCCTCCATCCTCTGCTGATTCCCGCCATTTTTCAGTCGTCCGGCCTGTACGTCCCAGTTGGTTGACAGATACTTGTCAAATTCAACGAGATCTACCCCGTAGTTCTGACAAATCTCAGCCAGTATAGCAGATTTCTGCTGTTGACTACCCTGCATCAACCCCGCTGCAGTCCCCATGAGATTTCTCACAGCCTGAATGGGAGTTGAATTCTGTGCACGTATAAGATGAGAATAAGGGTTGATTACCTGTGCGAATTCCTGCGCAAATTGTCGAACTCCAGCAGTCTGAGACAGAGTCTGACGAATATGCAACTCCCGGCGATTAATCTCGGTTCGCACGTCTGGAGGAAGTTTAGCCCAGTGCTCGCGGGCTCCCGGCTTCCAGGCTGTAGGGGCCTTGTCGGCTACCGGTTCAGCGGGTCGTCCAAGATCCCCACTGTCTGGTTCGGCTGCTGCTGCGGCGGCTTCCTTGCCTTGCGTCTCATCTGCCGCAGGCTTCTTTGGCTCTTTTTCAATCTTCTTCCCTTTATCTTCCAGAACTGGGCTATCTTCGGATCCGGCTTCAGGTGTGTCCGAATCTTCAACCACATCTCCGGTGAGATCTGGCTTACCTCTTCCAGCCAGATCCTTGTCATCGTCAACGACTGCAACGTCATCATCTTTCTCCGATTCCGTCCAAGCAGTTTCTAGGAGCTCTCGGCGCGTCTGGTCAGCCATCTTATTTTCTCCGTCCAATATTGTCGATCATTTGTCTGTATTCGCCATACGTGCGAAACTCTTTATAATTCTGTGCTAAGACGCGCTTGCGTTCTTCGCTGCCAGCTCTCGCGCCTGGAGTAAAGAACTTATCTCTTTCAGCGCTTTTCTTAGCCCATTCATCTCCGAAGTCCGCGGGGTTCGTGACCCCTTTCTCCTTACAATACCGCTCATACTGTACGCGCCCATTGATCACCGTACCATCTGGTGCCTGAAACTCAGGTAGATCCGGCATCACCATTGGACTTAGGCTTGAGCTTTGCTCGTTGACGATCTCTATCAAGCTCTGCGTCTCCGGATTCCATCTGTACCTGCGCCGCATGTTCGCTTACCTCCATATCCTTTTCTTTCTCAGCCGTGTTGAAGGCGAACTGGGCCGCCTGCTCTTGTTCTGTTGCCTCAGCCTCGACCTTGGCTGTTTCGATCTTCATGCCAAGTTGGGCCTGCATCTCTTGCATCTTCAATTCAAGCTCTCTCTGCTTGAATTCCATTTCCATTTCAAGCTTCTTAAGCTCTAGTTGGAATTTCATCATCATCTGCTGCATTTCCATCTGCCCTTTCTGCTGGGCAATCTGCATATTGGCCTGATGCTCTTCCCTCTGCATCTGCATCTCGCCCTGCATCTTCTGCATTTCCATCTGAGCCTTCTGGGCCTCAGGATCTGGCTTCTGCTGAGGTGGCTGCTTCTCCATAGCCCCAATGGCTTGATCCAGGATACCCTCAATTTCTGAAGAACCCTTGAACCCTGCCATGCTCCATTTGAGCATCTTCATCAACAAGGGCATCGCCTCTGGCTTCTCCTCAAGAAGCGGGGCCGCAGATTGTAGAAACTGCGCCAGCCCCATCATAAACTCTACACGGTCGGCCTTGAGCTGTGCATAATCGGCGATTGCCAGAGTTTCAGGTCGGACGGTAATTTTCCATCTCGACTTAGAGGGATCCTTGATGAGTTTGATCGCCGCATCCACCAGCTCCATATTCTGTCCATCAACTGTGGACATAATATTGGACTGCTGGATAATGCAGTATGGCTGATAGTGCTTAGCGATAATTTCCGCTTTGAGCGCCTGTGTATCGCTGACCCACCGCGCAAACTCGTTCTGAAGAGCCTCGATGCGAATGGAACCATAATTCGCCTGAATTTTCCGTTCTGTAGCCGAAACTGGCGTTCCTTCTGTCTGCGCCGCACCGCGCATGACATCGTTCATTCCAGTAACCTGATAAAGCTGCTGAATCTTCGCCGTCTGCTGCTCAGACAAGACAGAAATCGTGTTTACGACGTCCTCCAGCGGTACCCAATCAACTACTCCCGCCAGACCACCTTTTTCGCTGAACTGGGCCCAGTTCTTAACTGGGATGAGTTGATTTTCAACTCCTTCATTAAATATTCGTTGAATACCCTCGTTAGAGGCATCGTAAACACCAACGCACTTACAGGCTTCGGTGAGAAGCGTGATTCGAGACTCGAGTTCGTCAATCTGCTGGTACAGGTCTCGTGCGAGATCATAATCTGACTTTGGGAGATACTTTGAGGTAGTGACATTGGTCAGCATCGGCGGCGGTTCGGGCCAGAAGCCCTCCAACCCTAGAATATCGTCTTTAACATCCAGGAGTTGGCCATACCCCTCCGTCCACCAGTAAACCTTCATCGAATCCTTATCCCAAATCTCCCAAACCTCAGCCTCTGAGTTTTCTGGGATGCAATCTGTATCAACTTTATTCTTTCCAAGAGGCCCCTTGGAGGAAAAATTGATCTTAGTCAGATCTACCTTGGGAAATCTCGCCCTTAGCTTCGGCTTTGTGAGATAAGAACGATAAGCCTTCCAACGCAGCTCTATGTAGGTCCTGCACGGGGACCAAAGGACATCTTTCCAGTGAGTGTAGACAATGTCTACCCACTCATCCGTAATCTGTGGTTCTGAGACTTCCGGCGCGAGTTCTTCGTCTGTCTCACTGTCCGAAATAGCCTCAGTTACCTCATCTTTCTCTGAGAACTGATACTGGACTCGTGCAGTCCCGAGACCTGGAAGGAGACGGTCCTGGAGTGAGCTTCTGAACACTGACGCGATATCTTCGCCAGCCGTTTCGATATCTGTGTTGAGGATTCGCGTGAGCATAAGGCCCGCAACCCGAGCCACGTCATCATCTGCGTCCGCAAATCGTCTGTCAACTTCAACTTTGGGAATCCGTCCATACAACATGCTCAGTAAAGTGACAATATTAGCATGGAATAGGTTGAGGCGGGTAACAAAAGATTCAGAAAGGTCGTCTCCTTCACGATTCTCGTCAAGAAATGCCTTGTTTACCTTCATACCTCTAGTGTGAAATTTCTTAAACCACTTCTTTGAGTCAGAAATCTCTTTACCCCAACGATCTGAGGCCTCTTTGGAGGTTTCTTTACGATCTTCAACGACTTCATCGGTCATGCTCGTCTCCGCATCATCCGCAAGCGTTGCTCACGGGCTTGGAAAAGTTCTTCTAACATCATTTTTGGGGTGGCGACTACGACTTTTTTGTCGTCATCCCCGTCAATAGCAAGTCCTTGGGCCACGAGCGAAAGATAGCGGAACGCGTCTGCTCCATGAGACGACCAATCGTGTTGGGGGGCATCGGTAAACGCTTTCTTCTCGTCGTTAAACGCTCGTTTATAAGCTCGCAGAGCCTCGATTCCATACTCTGTCTTACTTGAGAAGAAACAGTCAGGTAGAACCTTGCGCGCAGCGGATATGCCATCTTGCAATCCTAAGTTCGGAGCGATTCTAACAGGGAAGCCCTCACCCAAGAACTGCTCAACTGTAGATCTTCCGGTTTGAAGCGACTTTGCTTTAGCGTCATGAGGCAGCCAAACAGTTGAGTAGTTGTATGAGCGTCCCCAGAGTTCAGCAAAATAGTAAGATAGCGGCTGACTGTCTGCCTCAAGATAGTCAATGACCGCAATGCCCCCCGGCCTTTTCTGCCAAAACCATGCCGCAGTAGAATCTGTATAGCCGAGGTCAAATACCACCTCCACAGGCTGATCCGGATCATGAGAGATATCAGCGTAGATATGGCCGGACTGCTCAAGTTTGGTGATGAGTTTCGCATAATAGCTACCCTTGACAACTGCATTCGGGTCACATTCGTACTCTTGGGCGAATTCTTCATCATCCATCTCCGCCCGCTGGATGTATAAATCTTCTTCTGAGAGAATCCCTGACTGGGACGCTTTGAGAAGGAGATTGAACCAGTTGGTCTTGTAGTAGTTTGGATCTTCTCCTGACTTTAGGTCAAGTCCTTGGCTGCGGCGGAAGATCTTATAAAAGTGATTCTTCCCCTTGAACGTACCAATGAACACCGCCCAACCTCGGCGGTCAGCCAAAGTGGGAAGAACGACCTTACCCCACGCCCCTGGAGACATGTCTCCGTACTCATCAAGTACCACCCCGTCAAAGTACTGACCACGGATAGCGTCGGGGTTGTCTGCTCCATAAATTCCTATCTCCGCGTTATTGTGGCGCAGAACGACGGAAAGGTCAGATTCAGAGGGCTTCTTCTTCTCCAGACCTTGGGTGTACTCTTTGAGGTACTCCCATGCGATTTTCTTACCCTGCTTGAGCAGGGGAGCGAGGTAGGCATACCTCGGGCGCTTTTTCTTACAGTGAATCGCACGGCCGATAATCTCATTTATGGAGGCTACCGTCTTGCCTGCACGGCGGTGAGCCACCATGCAGGCAAAACGTGTCGAACGATTGTGGAAATTTCTGAACGCTTCCCTGGGGACGTACGGAATGCGAACTATATTGTCAGAAATCTCCAATTGAGGTTACTCTTCTTCCTCAGTCTCTTCTACCGCGGCAGATGGGTCTGCATCCTCTTCTAGCACCTCTGCGTTCTTGTAGTGCTTGAGATCCTCATCCTCAATGTAGCATTCGTGGCCGTTAGTCGTCTTGATCTTTAACATTTCTCTGCTCCGGGGTGATGTCAATCGGAAGGTCATCTAGTGCGGATGGTGCGAGGGCTGGAAGGATCTGCATCTGCATCTTGCCCTGGATGTCCAATAAGGAGGCCTGCGGGATAGTCTTCCCCATGAGCTTGTAAAACTCAGTGGGGTTGGAGTCTGCCCACATGGCGAATCTCGTTACGCCCCCTATAGCCTCAAACGCTTCTGCCATGGCGCCCAAAAAACGCTCACGCTCAAACTTCCTTCTGGGGGCTTGGAGGACAAGATGGGCTTTCTTCGCATGATCGGAAAGGATCTCATGCATCTGTTCAGAATAGAGATCGTTATCCCAGACAGGTTCTTTCGGAAGGAAGTCCATGAAACCCTTCACATGAATGTGAAGGGGTAGATGGTAACACAAAGAGTGTGGGTCACGCAATGGTCACGGCCTATAATGGCGTGTGGGGTAACAGGGTTAAGTGAGGGACTACGACATGGAAAAGTGGGTTTTGATATTCATTATCCTTGGAGGGAAAGAAGAACATGTGGTGGGGGTGTACGACACTAAGGGAGAGTGTGACACCATGATGAACTCTGCTGCGCAGAGTATCATAGATAGAAAGCGTCTACAGTTTATGAGTTTCTGCTTACCTGAAGATATCTATACGTCAACCAGAGTAGTAACGAGGTGAAAGAGTCATGTGCATCAGGCAGTCGGGTCCATTTGGGGTGGGGGACACCCTGTTGGAACCAACCACAGATGATGAAATTGGCGAGAGAATCGATACTGTGGCAATCGTGGAATGTGACGCCTCTGGGAGGTTCTATCTACGCGTCGTACGCCCCCTCGGCATGCAACATTCGGAAGAGGCTCTGGTCCCAGTGCCGAGGGGACTGTATCGTATGCGGTCGGATCGTAACTGGCCGGGGGCGTTCTTGCCGAACTTGAAAGATGGAGAGGGTTGTGGACGCGAATGAAATGACGGAAGTCATGAAACGAATGGAACGGGAGCTAAACGAGGTAATTGAGAAATATGCTTTGGAGGTGAGCATGCCTCTGAACTATGCGACCATCGTGGTGCAGAAGGAAATGGATGTAGAAGGGGCGCTATTCTTCTGTGCTCTAAGCAACATACCCGATGTTGGAGCGTGTAGGAGGTTACTGCGGTTTGGACTAGTATCCTTAACCGAGACGGCGGATAGTGAGATCCACTACATAGCTTCCGGGACAAGGCAATGACAAGACTGGAATGAAAAATCCATTCGTAGGGTTGTCCTCTGAAGGGTTTGAAGATGCTAAATCTGGAAAATCTAGAAAGTACTATAAAGACTCACACAGGGGAAAGTCACATTCGTATAACAAGGGCTATGATTATTATATTATGAAAATCAAAAATAAGAAGAAAGTGGACGTGGAGATGGAGTGATTGTTTGTGTGCTTTTTATTTTACGAACACTCCGGGGGGCCTTTTTCTATTAACGTTAATAGACGATTTAACATAATCGCGACTCGCGCGTTATGTTAAGACATGTTATGTTAAATTCCGCATGCACAAAAAGGGGGCTAGCCTGCACAGCTAGCCCCCATACCACAGGCCACCTTAGCCCTTGGGCGGTATAAGCTGGGTGCCGCTTGGCATGGTTACCGTAGCGTAACCATTGCGTACAAACCAGCTAAGCCAGCCTGTAGGGGCTTCAGCCCTGCCACTTGCTGGCAAGCTTGGGGGCTTGGCCACACAGGCGGCCAAATAGTTATTGGCAGGCTGTCCGTTGTGTGCCTGCAGCACAGCAAACCATGCCCCACGCGCACCCCTAAAGGTAGCCTTAGCTGCCGCAGGGGTAAGCCCAATTACGCCCGGCAATGGCCGGTACTGTGGGCCTGCGTTTACCGCAGTGGTGGGGTTGGTGTTGGGTGCCGTGGCAGCGGGGGCTGCCGTAGTTGTTGCCTTAGCCATGTGTGCCATTACCTACCAAGTAGCTAGCAAATTGCTAGTGCATGCAGCCTGCCATACCTGCCAAATGTTTGCAAGCCCCAGCTTGCAAGTTGCAAAGTATTATGTTAAACGCGCGTGCGCGCACGCAATATGTAAAATGTAGTATGTAAGGCTGCCTTATATAAGCCGGGCTTACATGTAGGTAGCAAGCTACGTATTTAATTTGGTACGTATTAAATTACGTACACCCTATCCCGATCCTTTTGATCATGGAAAGGAATGAACGATGATCGGCTCGCGACATGCGAATTGGGATGATCTAATCCCGAATCGGGATTGGGGAACATGGATGAAGGATGAATGAGTCAAAAATCACGCATTTTGACTCGTGGAACGTGAAAACGGAGTCGGATTTCGCTCGTCGTCCCCCATCGAACGGCGAAGGTGTAGGTAAGTGAGTGGATTGGTACTGTTGTGGTAGCTGTAAATCTTAACTGATTCCCCGATAATATTGCCTGTCTTAACTGTCTTTTGCCATGTAAAACAACAGCTTAACTGATCTTAACCGATTTACTGTGGTTTTACCAAACCCTATATAATATACATAGAATACTTCATATGTTATTGTGCGTATGTATATACCCCATAATCAGTAAATCAGTTAAGATCAGCATATTTACCTTACGATTCAAGCACTTACCCCTTAACTGGTTACAGTTAAGATCAGTTAAGACACAACACTTACAGTTAAGAGGGCTTGCGCCAATGAGTTCCCCGTTGTCCCTTTTTGTAAGTCTTTTCATACCCCATGTTTTCAAGCTTTAACTCCACCGTTGCATACGTATGTCTGTCCCACTTCCCGATACGGTTCAGGGAAATCACAGTTGTCGTGCTAAATATCTTAGCTTCTTTAGGAACTCTCACAATACCTCGCCTTTGTCATTGAACCAGACCATCCATGGCTTACCCAACCCTTTCCACCTTTCCACTATCCGTACGTGCTTACATCCTATCACTCTTGCCGGGCAAGAGCATCCATCCGAAATCACCGTATACACCGCCGCTGGCCTCTTTCCTCCATCAAACTTGGCGACTGAATAACACCATCCATCATCTCGGATGCAGTATTCATTGTCGCCAAAGCGATGGTCAGTCACGGCACAGGTCGCCACTGGACCATGACCCATCCATCTTTTTCCATCGCCGTCTGTATATACTGCAGACTTCCACTAGTAGCCACCACGACAATGAATTGAATCAATTCATTGCCACGCCTCATTTCCAGGGCGTAGCGGGTGAGCATGTCACTCATCTCCCTGTTTCGGCCCAGTGCCCGGTAGAGCATCTACGTACATGACCTCCCAATGGTCGGCTGCATGCGCCGCCGCGCGCAGAGCTTCTCCTGCGGTGTTGTAAGGACCTTCAGGCTCTCCAGGTGGGGCGCTGGACTGCTCACTGAAAGCGAAGTACCATCCATCTTCCGTAGAGTCAGCTCCACCCTCATTTTCATAATACATCACTGAAATGTGAAAATCTCTTATGAGATTGCTCACTTTAGTGCCCTCCGGTTCTTGTTACCCACGTAAGTCAGGGCCATGCGGACCCATTCTTTCGGGCAATTGTCGCCAAACCGCACCCGCCACTGACCATCCCAGAAGTGAATATGTGGCCTTTTCATTTTCCTACCCTCCGCAGGCACCACGCCTGCCATGCCTAAGCATGCCACCAACGATCATCCGTTACCTGCCTGTTTGCTCCTTCTTAGCCAGATCTTCGAGCTTGGCCTGCAGGATCTCTAAGTCCTTCTGTCTGTCGTTTTTGGTGTAAACGAATTCGGCCTTGGTGGGGCCGGGCTGGCCCTCCACCACATGCCTCCTTCTTTCCCTCTTGTACCCCAAGGACAGAAGGTGCTTGGCCACGATTTTCATGCTATACACGTCGCGGTCAGCCACTCCCAGGCTGTGTTCAGCGATATACTCCTTCAAGGTGAATTCCTTATTCATTTCTTTTTCTCCGGCTGTTTCATTGCTCTACGCAAGCAGATTTCATGCCAGTATCCTGACACTCCACGGAATATGAAGGAGTATACCCCTCCCCGTTCACTGCTTGCCTTCTGCTTGCAACCAAGGCAGACTCTAGTTTCAATCATTTGCAGACCCCTTGCGAGCACACGGGCGCGGTGGGGACCTGAGCATCATGTGTATCTCTCCCTCCAGGCTGGTTGTGCGTGGCAGCGAATCCAATGAGGCCCACGGCCAGCGTGGCCCCGATAATCTTAGTCGCTCGGGGATGCTGTTCCATCGTGGTACAGCCGGACACCATCAACATCACCAACAGCGTTGTCATTTTCACAAAGGTTTCCTTTCAGTAGTGAATTTCCCAGCTAACTCGCCATCAAAGAATTGGCCCAACAGATGGCTGGTGACCCAGCCATCTAGCCTTCCAATGCCCAGTGCTCTGTAAACCACTTTATCATCTTCATTGACAGGTATTGCTACAACCTGCCAGAGTGGGGTGTTGTGATTGTATTCTTCCTTTCCAAACAGCTCTGATACATCCACCACCCAGCGGCCACCACAGCGAATGAATACTTCCTCTGCTGCTCTGAAGGGAACTTCCCAATATTCAGGCACCTCGACCTCAGGATTCAGCGCCCGCGCCAGGAACCCTCCACTGTCAAGTTCAATTTCCCTGAACGCCCGCATGACAAGGGGAAACTCTTTCAGTTTCATAGGTCACTCCGCCTGTATTAGATACTTGGGGATATTCATGGTATTTTCACTATCGCTCAGCCTATACGTCACAGCATGCGGCTGGCCGGCAGAGAGAATGCCACAAATCTTTCTAAGTTCCATTACGTCCCCTACGTACGCAATGAAGTTCAGTGGGTACACCGAGTGCACTGTGACTTCAGCCCGTAGCAGTTTCATACATGCTCTTCCTTCGCCCACATAGCGAGGGCCGCTGCACACTCGGCCACAGTTTCAAACGGCCCCTGGGGGTCGGCAGTGGGGGCCATTGAGTTATCCAGGTACTGCCAATACCAACCTGGATCTAGCATGTTCCCAGCAGGATCAACCGGTGGGTAGTAGAAAATGGTGAGGTTAAATTTGGGAAGCATAAAACCCTCGCGTTGTGTATAGCCTGCCAAGGGTGCCAATGTAGCATAGGACAATTTAGATAATATGCTCTTTTACTCGTGACTCACACCATGTCACACCTTGTATATGTGCGCCACCGCGCCCACCCGCCGCGATGTGCCCTATTACAGCATACGAGCCCTTTGAGCAAGCGGATTTGCTAAGGCAGGCCCCACACCAAGGCCCCCTGCCCCAATGCTCGAGCAGCCCCTAATAGCTCCGGACAATTCTCTGTAGTACACTGGCCCAGGTGGTTAGTAGGAGGGTTTATGCGAATTGAAATGTACGTGAACGATACCTTCACCGTAGTTTGGTCCAATGGAGGGGGCGAGTCAACCTACAAGATCATAGATGATCCAGGCTGCGGACCTCATCTGTTCTCGCTGGTCAGTGAGAAGGAATATGGAAGGGAAGGGAATAATCCACCCTTGTAATGGACTATTTCCTAAGCTATGCTGACCCAGTGCTAGGCAGTGAACCTAGCGTGATTCGGGGGTACGTAAGTCGGAACGCAACCCGGCAACACAACAGGAGATAACTGAAATGAGCAAACGAAACAAGAAAGGTGGCAAGGTGAAAAGTGAAGCGATCAAAATCGGCAAGAAGGCTGGACCGGATAGTGCAGGAGTATCAGCGACAGCTGCAGTTCAACCGACTGCTGTGTCAGCTGAAGCCGCCACCACTGCCAACCCCTCACGCCCGTTGAAGATCAAGGTAACCAAGACCGACATGGTTTACCGTGGGAACCGTCAGGCGTGGTACATACGCCTGAAGGAATTCGATGGAAAGACGGAGGGGGAGTTTATCGAAGACACCAAGAAAACTCCCCCCTCCCTGACCCGCAATGGGACGGCAGAAAACCCGACCGGCTGGGTGAGTTTTTTCCGCCGACAGGGTGTGCTGAGCCTCCAAAACGCAGCCTGAAATAGAGGGGCGGTGAGCCGAAAGCTACCGCCCTTCTTTTACCGAATTAGACTAAGGGGTGCGCGGGCGAAACTGACTGAGCTAGCGGTAAGGTAGGGTCCGCGGCTAGACTCTCCGAGGTAGGAAGGCCCCCTAATTGCCTGAAGAATGGATCGGGGGCCTTTCTTTTACCCACCTACTTCTACGATGTAGTACTTCTGCACGCCCTTGGGGCCAGAGCAAGACCTCGGCTTCCCGTACAAACCAAGAAGTACCGCTCCCATCTCCCTATTCTGGTAGGTATTTCCCTTCAGTATCTCCATGCCGAGGGATGCCTGGATGCCAGACAGAGTAAGGTACAGCTTCCCGTCTCTCGCCACTCCATCTGGGGGTTGTTTCTTGTAACGATCTACCAGACCAACAATCATCTGTTCTACAGGATTAGCGACAACATACTTGTCAGCTTCCTTGGATGCACCATCGACTTCCCAAAACTTTACCCCTCCTTCGCTGTATCTGTGCCAAGCTTCGGCCCACAGTTGATCACGCTCACCCTCAAGCCCGCTGAAGTCAAGTAGTTTATCAACCTCAACAACCGCATACCTACGATATCCACTGGGATCGTGTTGGAGAAACTCATATCGATTTCCACATCCGTAAAGAGTGAATCTCCTTGGAAATATTTCAACCGAAGCTCCATAAGGGGGTCTAAAGGCGTCTTCATTTGTGGTGATCATCGCTTTAAGGTTTGAACTCTCCTTCTTGCCGAAGGAGTCCAATTCGTCAAAACACACGCAGATACCTGAGTGGAGTAGCATGTGGAGGTCTTTATTGTCGTGGTCCCCGTAAAGGTTACGACTGAGACCGTTGAATACGATCCCCGGCATGCTGGTCTTGCCTGTGGCTTGGGGGCCAATGACAATAAGCATCCAATCTATTTTTGTACCCGGTTTGTCCAGTCGTGCACAAGCGCTGACAAGCCATTTAGCGGACACTTCTCTGATGTAACTACTATCCTCAACTGCCCAAAGGCGAGATAGCCACGTGTCCAATCTGGATTGACCGTCCCACACCGTACTTCTGACATACTCAAGGAAGGGGCTTCTAGAATTTCGTTTGGCAAGCGCTTGGATGCACTGGTAAACAATACGACTTGTGACTTTGTCAAATCGCAGGTTGTGCTGGAAATAGTTAGCGATGTCCATTTCCGTAAGGTCAGGCTGAGCAGCCACCTCGCCCACCATGACTCTATTCGTATCTGTATTTCGCCATAACTTTGGGAAGGCATCGTGTTCCTCCATCAATTTCATTATGTTGGCGGTGTGCTGATGTACAGTAATCCCGCCTTTAGAGTCTTGGCGGAAAGCAAGATTATATCGTTTCGCCAGCATATCTGGGCTTTGTACCAAGGTGTCAGGATCGATTCTACTGAGTGCTGCAAAATTCTCTCTCGCTCTGGGTCCCCATTCACTAAGGAGATCGTCAATCTTGCCTTTGGTAGCAACAATCTCAACGGTAAACCCGGAACCACGGAGTGAGTGAGCAAAAGTTCCGTAAGCTGCGCAGATATCATAGCGCATAACGTCGCCATCTGGGATAATGAGGAATTTGGAAATCCCCCGTATGGCCGCGAGCTTAAGTATCCACGGATGGATAGACCCACTTCTGTCTGGATTTCTCCACATTTGACACCCACCAATGCCGAAGGCAGGGAAATGTAGGTGCTTGAGGACAGCGACTGACTTCTTTTCTCCTTCACAGCAGACAAGAGTATCTCCTTCAAGACTCAATGTGAGAGGGTGGATGTAGGGAACGTATGTGGGAAGGTCGTACTTTAAGAGTTGCTCTCCTGAGGGCTGGGTATACCTGGAGTCTTTGGAGAATTCAGGCAACTTAAACCGAGCTCGCCACATGACGGGAAATCCTTCACGATCCACAAGCGCTCTACCATCCAACCCGAAGTAAGGAATTCCGTACCCCGCAGAAGCACCGTCCTTCCGCAGCATCGGAGTCGTGTATGCATACAAGTCATTTGGTTCAAGACCTGATTTCTCAAGGTCTTTCCTCATGAAGGCTATATTCTGAGAATCATCATTGGTAGAAGAAAAGAATTGAGTTTCGGCAGGGCGAGGTACCTTGAAAGGAAGTACTCGTAACTGCGTAACTTCTGTCATAAGATCCCCTTGCAATCTACCTAGGGGAGGGGTAGAGTGCTGATATGTGACCGGCCCCGGTACGCCCAAGTCACTACGAATCCCTGAGTTGGGCTCCCCTCCTGACTCAGGGTTTTTCGTTTTAGATGACGAAACGGGGAGCCCAGTATACGCCTGCTCGTACTTTTGAGCAATCCGGCTACACTCGGACAAAGTCCCCACATATAATAGGCGCCACAGGCGGGGATACAGGGCAGACCACACAATGAATACTGACCGAATCAGTGGTATGATTACGGGAGCCATATTATCCCTTGTCTTTTTAGCGGGTTGCTTGATCTCCTACGGAGCAGGCAGGAGGTCTATTACAGAACAGTGTCTTGAGCAGCGTGCGTTCGTTTACGGCCACGATGCTTGGGGATGTGTACGCTTGAAGAAGCGACACGATGTGGAAAGTGGATATTACCAACAACCAGAGAGTAGAATATGAGCAAAGAACGACCGACACAAGAACAGCGGGAAGCGGTGGCACAGAATATCCGTGATGGTGGCGGGGCAGCCACGGAAACGGTGATGGAGGAGCTGGGCATCGCCGATGGAACCCCCATTCTCGATGAGGCCCAAGCCGAAGCCGATGAAGGTGGCGGCCCCATTGCGGATGCCGTGGCGGAACTTGATAAAGAAAGTAAAGAGGAAATGGAAGACTAAGGGGTGAATCCTGGGGGCCTCGGGGAAACCTGAGGCCCTCTTCCTATTTAAGGAGTAGTCACATGTATGACTACCTGATATTGTGGTTGACACATCGGTGGGCGGCATGCCAAAATTTCGCACACATTCACCATATGGCCTTCAAAAGGACTCACCATGCGACGCACCTAGCGTACTTCAGCATGGTGGCGAGCCACGGGCCGTATCATATCGCGGCCCTAGCCTTACTCGTGATGGGCATAGCTTTCTGGCTGGTGAAATTAGAAGAATGACCTATTCTCCGAGCAAGCACCGGAGATGTCAAGTTGTCGTTACCGTAGGCATCGTAGCTGCCACGGTAGCTCACTACGCCTTTGAATTCTTTTTTCCTGAGCTCAAACAACTCGCGCCCCTTGTTGGAGCTGTAGCATCTCTTCTGTGGGTGTGGATAGAATAGCGTGAAACGAGCCATTCTAATGCTGGTATGCCTCTACCTAGGGTGGAAGCTGCCGGACATAATTGCGTGGATCACTAAACAAAGGTGGTGAATTATGGACGTAAGATGTTGCTGTAATCCTGGAAAGCTCATTGGCACGGTGCCGGACTACCCAGTGCTGACTGGAGTAGAAACTCACATAATGGCCACTGCTAGAGGGGTTAACGTTGACCTTCCTGGCAAAGATGGGGGCGTAGTTCCTGTAGAAGTTTCCTTCTGCAGATTGATTGAAAATGGGGAAAAGAGGGGTATGGTGGCTATAAAGTCAAATGACTTGCCACTGGAATACTACGAGAAGATTCAGGGCTTCGAATCGTCAAAAGAAAAAGCTAAAGACCCGGTTAAAGCTCTCATTGACGATATTTTCGGCTAGCAAATAGCTCGGGGGGCCTTGCACTGCGAGGCCCCATTTGCTATCCTATCATGACCCTGAAATCAGGGTCTAATTCATAGGTAGCAAAATGACAAATGAACTGGTGAACTGGGCAGACGAACTCGCTACGTCTGCCAAGGAACTCGCGAGTAGGGAACGACCGGCAGTCTCCCAAATCGGTCTCCGTGCAGGGGTTATGATGTATCAGGGTCAGGCCATTCCAGGCAATAACCTGAGCTGCATTATTCTCTCAAGCGCAGTAGAGAATCGCTATGACACCAAACCCTTTGATCCCAACAACATTCAGCCGCCTGATTGCTTTGCACTCTCGACGTCAGGGGAAGAGATGGTCCCTAGCGACAAGGCTAGCAACCGGCAAGCTGAACGATGTGACCTTTGTGAAATGGGGAAGTGGCAGTCAAATCCCAAAAGACCTGGAAAAAATCATAAGCCTTGTAAAGAGCGCCGGAGGCTGGCACTTCTACCAGCTGACTGTATCAAATCAGGAAACATTAAGACAGCTGAGCTGGCCGTTATCACAATTCCTGTCACATCAGTTAAGTACTGGGGAACTTTCGTTAATGCGCTGGTTGCGGAGTACACCAGACCCCCGTGGGGAATGATCGCCAACATCAGCGCACGCCCTCATCCGGTTAATCAGTTTGAGGTGAATTTCAAGGCGATCGACAGAATTCCCGATGAGCTCTTGGGGGAAGTCCATGCTAGAATTCCTGGTGCGAATGACATTCTTCTTACTCCTTATGACAGTTCTGGACTGGTGGTTGCTGGGTCGGACCCGATGAAGCCAGCGAAAGAGCGTAAGTTCTAATATGGGATTTACGGGCTATGACACAAACAACATGGGGACTACCATGAATCAGAAAGTGGACTCAGCTAGCGACGAACGTACCGTTAACAATGTGATGCGACACGAGTACAGGGTGTTGAATGATGGTGAAAAGGCCCGGATGCAGAGAATCAAGGACATGGGCTTGGATTTTCACCAGTACATGGACAATATTGGTCAGTCACGTGAACTTAGTCTGGCCAAGATCAAGATTGAAGAAGCCGTCATGTGGGCTGTGAAGCACATTACGAAATAGTCTAGTTTCTGGTCCCCGTAGTTCAGACAGGAGAACCCTGGAAACAGGATGCGTGGGTGCAACTCCCACCGGGGACCCATCTCTAGGGGAACGACCATTGATCGATCTAATCACGCTTGACTTCGAAACTGAAGCCATCGTAGGGAATCCCATTGTTAACCCTCCACGACCTGTTGGTCTTGCTGTCTGGGTGCCTGGACAAGAGCCAGCCTATATGTCATGGGGTCACCCAAGTGGAAATAATTGTACGTGGGGAGATTGTAGAAGTTACATTCGCAAGCTTATCTACGACACAAAACTCCCTCTACTTTTCCACCACGCTGGATTTGATGTTACAGTCGCTGGCGAATACTTCTGTGATGGCGTAGCGAATTACCCCTGGCATGAATGGAAACGCATACATGACACAATGTACCTCCTCTTTCTCGCTGATCCTTACGCAGCTACTCTTAGTCTCAAGCCTTCTGCTGATCGTTACTTGGGGATGGTGGCAAGTGAACAAACAGAACTCCACGACTGGATTC